TGGTATATTAATTATTTTTTTGAGAATAGATGCTTTGCAACATATCTTTCATACCTTCGTGAAAATCTGGCTTCTTAGCAACTATAGGTGCTTGTTTCTCTGCTTCTTCTTCAGACATACCACTCCAGATAAGCATACCATAGGCTAACTTAGCTAATCCAGTTAAAAGATATTTACGAGCTGTAGAATGGTTCATTTTATCTCCATCCTTTGTCATTATGTCTGCAATTTCAGTTAAATTCATATAATCTGGATTAGATGCATATTTTTTTTTATTCATTTTTAAAAATCCCTTTCATTTAGTATATAAATATTTAGTTAGATATAAAATAACTTTTTTTTTATAAACAAATGTAAAATAAATTAGCTATTATTGATATATATAGTATAGACGGAGTGTAAAATGAAAAGCATAAATCCTTTATTGTATTCGTTTGACGAAAGAGATGAGTTAAGTGAAAGCAGTAATATAGATAAAGCTAAATATTGCTCATATACTAATACGTTAGTCATCAAATTTAGTGGTGGCAACGTATATCTGTATTCGGCACTCCCACCTTCAGTCTATAGAAGCTTTTGTATAGCTGAAAGTAAAGGACGATACTTCTTTAGTAAAATAAGAGGTGTCTATCCATATTTAAAATTACCTATTAATAACGCACACTCATTATGAGTTGCACACCTCAAACATAATCACAACAAAGGAGATAATTATGGCTGGTGTAAAAGTAAGACGCTTCACTCTCGAAGCAGCAGATAAAAACGCTCAAAACGAACTAAGCATCACTTTAGATGCATCTAACATCGGATTTAATCCAACTCACAAACATTCTAAGGCACAAATTGCTTGTAATGAGTATGATGCAGCAGGAACGTTTACTGTAGAATTTAGGCCTTCAGGAGCTGATGACGATTTCTTTTTGCCTTTCGTTTCACAAGAAGGTGGCGCTGCTTCAGCAGGCGAAGACATCGTTCTATTAGGACGTCCTGGAATTGACCCTGTATTCGACGCACTCAGAATAAAATTCAGCGGTGTTGCTGCAGCAGACGTTCAACTATACGTTGGATTTATTGAAGAATAAAAATATAACGAAAGGAAACAAAAACAATGGCTATATTAATTTCGGTTAAAGACAAGGCATCGAAATCATCAGAAGGTCTCGTTCGCTTTGCTCAACAAGCAGAGGCGTCTTTAGGATTACGTGATGACGTCGCAATGACACCCGCATTAGTAAAGGCTCAAATCGACGGGCTCTCTGGTAATGCTCCTGCTAACTTAAACTCAATTGAAAAATTGGCAGAAGCTATCAATAACGACCCTGATTATCACGACACTGTCGATGCACAAGTCGCAAATCTTCAATCTCAAATCAATACACTATCAGGGACAAACCTTGGTAATCTAACAACTGAGATTGATGCAATTGAAGCAGGTTCAGGTCTTAACTCAGACGGGACATTCACAGCTCCAACTGGCACTAACTTCTTAGGCTCAGCATCTTCACTCAAGAATGCTGATACTTTGCTTGATGCTCAAATAAAAACTAATGCAGATGCTATTGCAACATTAGGAAATGGTAATCTATCTGCAATACAAACAGAAATAGACGCAATTGAAAGCTCGGTAGGTATTGCATCAGACGGGACGTTAGGCACATACGCTAATGCTAATAACTATAGCGGCACAGCTTCTATCAAGGCAGCTATCGAAGGTGTTGATGCTCAAGTAGCTGCTAACACCACAGCAATCGCAGGATTAGGTTCAAATGCAGCTATTACAGCTTTACAGAGTGAATTAGATGCATCACAATCTTCTATTGGTCTATCAGTGGCTGGCGCATATGTTTCACGTAGTGGGTCAGAATATATAGACAGCGCATCATCTATCGTAGGTGAGATTACACTTCTTGATGCGCAAATAAAAACTAATGAGGATGCTATTGCCTTAAAAGCAGCATCATCTGCATTAACAACACTGGCTGGCAGAGTTACACAGACTGAAAGTGATATTACTTCTAACGATACTGATATTGCTGCAAACGTTTCACAAATCAATGTTGTTGAAGCTTCTGTAGGACTTGAGGCTGATGGAAGTTATGCTGCGATTAGTGGAGCAAATTATGCAACATCAAGCAGCACTCTTAAAGCAGCTGTAGGACAACTTGATACTCAAATTAAGAGCACTCAGGACGACCTTGATACTTTAGAGACAACCGTTTCTAATCTTCAGACTGGCGCACCTAATCAGGCAGAAGTTGATGCTATTGAAGCTTCTGTAGGTATTAATACTAACGGGACTTTCTCTGCTAATACAGGTGGAAACTTTATTGCTTCTGCATCATCAGTTAGAGGAGAGATTAACGCTTTAGATACACAACTTAATACCACACAGGGTGATTTAGATACAGCAGAAGCTGCTATCGTGTCTAATACAAGTGCAATTGGTAATAAGGCAGATGCTTCTGGTCTTAGTGCATTAACAAGTGTTGTTGATACAGTTGAGGCGAGTGTTGGTCTAACGACTTCTGGTGGATTTACTGCTAACAGTGGTGGCAATTATATATCAGGTGCTTCTTCTGTAAGAGGAGAAATCAATGCTCTTGATACACAGGTCGCAACTAACGCAGGTGATATTTCAAATCTATCATCCACAGTATCGACATTGTCAAGTGCTGGCTCAACTAATGCAAGTGAGATTACCGCATTAGAAAATGAAATAGATGCAACTCAAGCAGGCGCAGGCTTAGGGACAACTGGAGCTTATGCTGCAAATAGTGGAAGTAATTATTTGACTGCTGCAAGTAGTCTTAAAGATGCTGATAATAAATTAGATGCACAAATCAAGACTAACGAGACTGCTATAGCTCTTAAAGCTGATGATAGTGATTTAACAGCTCTTACAACTCGTGTTACATCTGCAGAAGGCAATATTACATCTAACGATAGTGATATTTCTTCATTACAGAGTGATGTTACAGCAAATACAACTGCTATATCTAATAACGACAGTGATATATCAACATTGCAAAGTGGTAAAGCTGATACATCTGTTACAACTGCACTCCAAACAGAATTGGATGCAACACAAGCTGGAGCAGGATTAAACGCAAATGGTAGTCTTACAGCACCGACTTCTTCTAATTACCTTGGAAGTATTACAACTCTTAAGGGTGGTTTATCTGCGCTTGATACTCAAATCAAGTCCCGTGCTGATGATATCGCTTCAAATGATACAGATATTGCTGCTAACGCATCTGATATTAGTGATTTGGAAAGCTTGGCAGACACTCACGAAAGCGCAGTTGGTCTATCAGCAAGCGGTAGTTATGTTGGTCGAAGTGGTTCTAATTATCTTGACAGTGCAACATCTGTTGTAGGTGAAGCATCAGCATTAGATACTCAAGTTAAAACAAACGAAGATGCTATTGCTGCTGAGACAAGTGCAAGACAAAGTGCTGATAGCACTATTAATAGCACAATCTCAACTCTTCAGAGTGAAGTTGATGCAACACAAACTGGTGCAGGTTTAACAAGTGCTGGAGCTTATACAGCTAACACTGGTGCAACATACATTGCGTCAGCAACAAGTCTTAAAGACGCTGACGATGATTTAGATGCTGCAATTGCTGCAAATGCTTCTGCTATTTCTTCTAACGACAGTGATATATCTTCTTTACAGTCTGATGTATCAGGTAAAGCTTCTTCAAGCTCTGTTTCTGCATTACAAACTGAAGTAGATGCGACACAGGCTGGTGTAGGTCTTGGAGCAAATGGTAGTTATTCAGCGATTAGCGGTGCAAACTATGCAACTTCATCTTCAAACTTAAAAGCTGCTGTAGAACAATTAGATACACAGCTTAAGAGCACACAAGATGACCTTGATACTGCAGAGGCAGACATTGCATCTTTAAATACTTTACAAACAGCTCAAGAAGCAGCAATTGGATTATCAACTGCTGGAGCTTATGTTAGTCGTAGTGGAAGTAATTATCTTGACAGTGCTTCTTCAGTAGTAGGCGAAAGCTCACTGCTTGATGCACAGATTAAAACTAATGAAACAGCCATAGCAACTAAGGCTTCATCAAGTAGTTTAAGCACGCTTCAAACAGAAGTTGATGGGATTGAGGCAGCTGTAGGATTAGATGCTAACGGAGATTTCGTATCTCACAGCAGCACTAATTATATTGATGCAGCTTCTTCTATTAAGGGAAGTCTTGAGTTATTAGATACAGCTGTTAAAGCTCGTGAAACAGCAATTACAGCCGAAGCAGCAACTCGTTTAGCTGATGATAATACTCTAAGTGGTAAGATTGATACAGTCGAAGCAAGTGTAGGATTAAATACAGACGGAAGTCTAACTATAAGTGGCACTAACTTTATTAACGGACAATCTTCTGTTTTAAATGCAGTTAAAGTTCTGGATACAAATGTTAATTTACTTAATCAAATCCAAACTAACATACGTGCATCAGCTGGGACACAGGCAGATGGAACAAAGACTAACTATAGCAATACAAACTATATCTCAAATTCTGATAGTTTAAAAGCTGCTATTGAAGCTCTTGATACACAGGTAAGCACAAATGCTTCTTCTATATCTTCATTAGGAAGCTCTAACATTGCTGCACTTCAAACTGAATTAGACGCAACTCAAGCAGGTGCCGGATTAGATACAGATGGAGATTATACAGCAGACGCTTCTTCTAACTATCTTCAATCTGCAACTTCATTAAAGGATGCAGACGACAGATTAGATGCGCAGATTAAGACTAACGAAGATGCAATTGCAACTAAGGCTAATAGCACAACACTTTCAGCACTTGACCTTAGAGTTACACAGTTAGAGATTGGCGATGGAGGTGTTCTCCTTGACCATTCTTCTGACGATGCTGTTGAGATGGACGATACTATTAGCTCTTTTCAATCTAAGAGTGGTCCATTTCAGATTAACTTTGCAACACTTATTAGTGGCGGCACAACAGACTTGGTATTCTTTGGAAGCAAGGGCGAAAGAGATGGAGACAGACACTTCGCTATTCATCCTGTAAGTGGAGACGCAGTCTTCGCAGGCAAGCACGCTTAAGTAAAAAAAGAAGACTTATTTAAAGTTTTCTAATAAAAAAGGCCGAGTGTGTTATATATAATAAAGGCGCACTCGACCACGACCTCAAAATTAACATTAAAAAAAATACGCTTAAAATAATAAACAAAGCTTTGCATCTAAATAGATTTATCTAAAAACAGATTAAATACGCACATAGATAGCACTATGAAAGGAAATCATTATGTCAGCATTAAGACCTGATAGTAATAAGGGCCACGATTTAGGCTCAAGCTCCGTTAAATGGGGCACTGCTCACTTGGGAGACCTCAAGTCAGAGACAGGAACATTCTCAAGCAACTTAACAGTTGAAGGTAATCTTACAGTTACTGGAACACAAACTTCTCTTCAAGTTTCAACAGTAGAAGCAGAAGACCCCCTTATCAAACTTGCTCGTGGAAACAGTGGTGATACTCTTGACATTGGTTTTTACGGACAGTCAAATGACGGTTCTGATAAATACCACGGTTTATATCGCGACCAAAGTGATGGAGGAAAATTTAAACTATTTAAAGATTTAGCTTCTGAGCCTTCAACAACTGTAGGAACTCTTGCAAGTGGTAATAAAGCAACACTCGTTTCACACCTCGAAGGTGATGTTACAGGTGATTTGACCGGTAAAGCAGATACTGCTGACGCACTCGAAACAGCACGCGCAATCGCACTTGGTGGTGATTTAGGCGGCACAGTTAATTTCGACGGCTCAGCTGACGTAAGTATTACAGCAACTATCCAATCAGACGCTGTTGAAAACTCAATGATTGCTAACCCAGGATATACTTTTGGTGATGGAACAACTCCAGCACTTAGAGAGCTTGGAACAGCTATAGTTATTCAAGGAACAAGCAACGAGGTAGAAGTTGCTCGTGTTGATGGCACATTTACAGTAGGATTACCTTCAACTGTTTCTGGCTTAACTTCTGTTTCTTCAACTGGATTTACTGGTGCTCTTACAGGTAATGCTTCGACTGCATCTGCACTTGAGACTGCACGAGCTATCCAGATTTCTGGAGACGTAGCGGGAACAGCAAACTTTGATGGCTCAAATGCTATTAATATCGCAGCAACTATCCAAGGTGGTGCTGTAGAAAACAGTATGCTTGATAATAGCACTATTGGTATTACAATTGATGGCACTGGTGGTGAGAGTATTGCTCTTGGTGAGACAATCGACTTTAACGGAACAGCTAACCAAGTTGCTATCGCATATTCTGCTGGTGGCAATGACCTTACATTCAGTCTCCCATCAACTATTAACGTAGCAACAACTGGAAACGCAGCAACTGCAACAGCTCAAGAGACTGCAAGAAACTTCTCTGTTTCTTCAACTGAAATGGAAGCTTCTGCTATTAGTTATGACGGCACAGCTAATGTTGCTTTAGACATTGCTCTTAAAAATGGCTCTGTTGCAAACGGAAGACTTGCTAACTCTTCTATTACTTTCAGCGATGGCTCAAATACTTCTCCAGTATCTCTTGGTGGCACTCTTACCATTCAAGGAACTTCAAACGAAGTTGAGGTTGCTGAGAATGCAGGGACTTATACTATCGGATTGCCAAGCACAATTTCATCAGCAACTTCTGGTAATGCAGCAACTGCGACTGCTTTAGCAACTGCTCGTAATTTCGAAATTAATGCTGGACCAGTTAGAGCTGGAGCAGTTAGCTTCGACGGAACAGGCAACGCGAACTTTACTTCAACTATCGCTGCAGACCAAATTACAAATGCAATGCTTGAGAACGACAAACTCGTTATTCAAGTTGATGGTGTTGATTATGATAGAGCATTAGGCACAACATTAGAATTTGATGCAACTAACTTAGACCTAAGCTATTCAGCATCTGAAGATAAAGTTATTTATGGTCTCCCAGCATCTATTGGTAGTGATACAAGTGGTAATGCTGCAACAGCAACTGCTTTAGAGACTGCACGTAATATCGGTATTACTGCTGGACCTGTTAGAGCTGCTAATATCTCATTCGACGCGACAGGAAACGTTGGTCTAACTTCAACTATCGCTGCTGATGAAATTACAAACACAATGCTTGCTAACCCAGGCTTCGGATTTGGTGATGGTGGAACTCCTGCAACTTCAGAACTTGGTAAAAACGTTGTAATCCAAGGCACAAGTAATGAGGTAGATTGCTCTGTTTCACACTCAGCAACTGGCCCCGTATTTACTATCGGATTACCTAATACAATTCAGAACGATACTTCTGGTAACGCTGCAACAGCAACTGCTTTAGAAACTGCAAGAAACTTTAGCATTGGCTCTGGACCAGTTCAAGCTGGAGCAGTTAGTTTTGATGGCACAGGTAATCTAAGCCTTTCAACAACTATTGGTGATGACCAAATTACTAACGATATGCTTGTTAATCCAGGATTTACCGTTTCTGATACATCTAACTCAGAGACACTTGAGCTTGGTAGCACACTATTTATCGGCGGAACTTCTTCTGAGGTTGAAGTTGCATATAGTGCTGCTCTTAACAAATTCACAGTTGGTCTCCCAGCTTCTGTCAATGTTACAACTAACCTTGATGTTGGCGCTGGTCTTTCTGTAGGTGGTAATGCTGTTATTACAGGTAATATTTCAGCGGCCGGTCTTTCTGCAACAGGAGCTAACGTTTCATTCGCAGATAACTTGTTAGAGCTCGGTGTTAGCAATACAGACCTTGAAGATATTGGCTTCTATGGACAACGTGGTGATGGTATCGGTGGTTCTAACGGATTTGCTGGTGTTGCTTTTGACGAAAGTGCTGATGAATTCATCGCATTTACTTCTTCAGGTGAGCCAACAACAACTGTAGGAACACACTCAGCTGCTGACTTTAAGGTTGCTAAGATGACCACATCAGAAGTTGATTGCTCTGGTGCAGTTGCTGGTCAAATAAGACTTGAAGGTTCAGAACCTGCTTCTGCTTCTGCAAGTGGGACAGCTGGTGATATTCGCTTTGACTCAGGCTTTATCTATGTTTGTGTCTCAACTAATACTTGGAAAAGAGTAGCTATAGGCTCATTCTAAGATTATTAGGATTAACGCAGTTTAAACATTGCGTTTTTTATTATTGTTTATATAGAATATTACTTTCTATTAAACAGAGACAAATGTAGACTCCCTATTTTAATAGGTGGAGCCATTTAAGGCACCCACAGGCTGGCGGGGCCTGTGATAGTATGTAGATAAGCCAAAACACAGGAGCAAAAAAATAATGGGAGCAGAAACACAATTAGTAATGAGTTTAGGGAGTATTTTTGGCCTTGTGGGCTTATTCTATACTTTTCATAAAGATAGCAAAGATACTGCTAAACAAATTCAAAAATTAGAGACTGAAGTAGAAACATTAAAAGAACATAAGCAAGACATTAAGGAAATAAAACAGGAGATTGACGCGCTTAAAACGACAACAGGCTCCATTCAACTAACCTTAGCGAGAATTGATACAAATGTTCAGCATTTAATGGAAGAACGTTAAAGTTTTACATTACTTTTCACGTTTAAGAGATATTTATTAATATATACTTAAAAGGAGAGACACAATGAAAAACGAAAAACAATTTGAAGAAGTTTCAGTTAAAATCAAAACAACACTTGACGAGATTAATGCTATGGCAAACTCTATGAATGATAGACTTGATAAAATCATAGCAAATCTCGATATAATATTAGAAAAAGATAAAAAGCAAACTAACAATGAGGAGTAAATTAGATGGCTTGGTATGACATTTTTACAAGAAAATCTGAAGATGAGAACGCTCTTACAAAAAGTGTTGAGCCTTTGGATGTTACTCCCAGTGGTGAGCACGTTTTAGAAACAATAGCTAAAGAAGCTAAATATCATAACGTTGACCCATACGACCACGCAAACGCGATGATGATGAATAGTTATGAAGGTAGTGGGAAAAAATATTACTTTGAAGAAGCGCAATCAGACAAATTAAATGTAGATGCACTAAAAAATCTTTCAAAGCACCATATTATCAGCTCAATCATAGGTAGTCGTATAAATCAGTGTGCAGAGTTTGCTCAATATTCACCTGATGAGGATTTAGGTTATAAAATCGTTTTAAAAGACGAACATCAAGAGTTATCAGATGATGATAGAGAAAACATAAAAGCACTTCAACGCTTTCTTCATCAATGTGGCTCATCTATAGAAGATTACGAGTTAACTTTTGAGAGTTTTATTAGACAAATTATTAGAGATAGTTTGATTTATGACCAAGCTTGCTTCGAAATAGTTAAAAATAGAAAAGGACAAATCAGTAGATTTATGCCTGTTGATGCAACAACTATTAAAAAAGCTCCACTAACTAAAGAAGAAGTAGCAAGAGGTCGTAGAGACGCTGATGGTATTCGTTATGTTCAGGTAATAAACAATAAAGTTGTTGCTGAATATAAACAAGATGAACTCTGTTTTGGTGTTAGACGTCCTCGTAGTGAGATTAAATCAAAAGGATATGGATATTCAGAGTTATTTGAGTTATACGGTGTGCTTAACAATCTATTTAATGCAGAAACATATAACGCAGCAAACTTTACAAACGGTATAAATGCAAACGGTATTATTGCTATTAAGTCTAAGATGAACCCTAAGCTATTTAGAAGTTTTAGACGTGAATTTTATCAAATGCTTAATGGTGTAGGCAATGCAAAACGCACACCACTTATACAATTAGACCCTGATGAGAAAGAAGACATCTCGTCAATCAATCTTCAGCCTTCTAACAAAGAGATGGAGTATGATACTTGGGTAAACTATTTAATTAAGATTACTTGCTCAGTTTATCAAATTGACCCTGCTGAAATAGGATTTGTTTTTGGTAATGAGAGCCAAAACAGCAGTTTATTTGGGACAGACCCTTCTGCTCGTGTTTTAATGGGCAAAGAAAAAGGTTTACGTCCTTTAGTTAGGTCATTACAATCGTGGATTAATCGTTATATTATCGACCAGATTGATGACAGATATAAATTAATATTTACAGGTCTTGACAGTGTTTCTCTAATGGATAAGATGAAGTTAGAAGAGCACAAGATGAAATATATGACCTTAAATGAGATACGCACATATCACGATTTACCTGAGTTAGAAGACGGTGATATTCTTGCAGCAGCTTATACAGCAATTAAGACTGCAGTTATTAAAGAGCAAGGTATTCTTGTTGCCAACGAAGTAGGTAAAGATGATATTGACAGTGATTTAGAAGAAGTTATTAATGAAGAGCACGAAAAAGAGCTTCAATTAGAAGGTGAAGTAGCACCTAAAACTCCTTCAGAAGACGTAGTCAAAGCAGAGTTTAGTGATAAGGAAGTTGAAGCAGAAATGAAGGAAGTAAAAGACCTTACATTTAACTTTGACTATTTAGATAAGATTAACTGGGATAAATTCAGTGATGATGATGCTATATTTGAAGTCCCATCTGAAGTAGTAGCTGTTGCTAAAGAATATTATAAACTTAAAGAAGAGTTTGGTGATGAAGTTCAGGGTGGAACAGCTGTAGGTAAAAAGAGAGTTAATCAATTAGCAAATGGAGAAAAACTCTCGTTAAACATCATTGAAAGAATGTATAGCTTTCTTATAAGGCATAAGAAAAACGCAAAGCCATCAAACGAGGATAAACCTTGGACTGATAGAGGATATATCTCATATATGTTATGGGGTGGATTTGAAGCATTAGCTTGGGTAGAAGAATTATTATACGAAGTAGATAGAAAAACTTCAGAAGATATGGAAAAAGCTAAGGTAGATTTTGACGGAGACGGAGAAGGACACCCAGCACAATACTTTGAAGGATTACCTGAGGATATTGCGAGAGAAAGAGAAAAAGAAATAGAAAGACGCCAAGAACATTTCAAGGAGACTGGTGAACAGATTTATGGACCACTCCCTGGAGATGATTACGATTTTGATAAAGCTGAACAAAATAAAGGCACTAAGTCTAAAAAGGCTGATGAAGTAAGAGAAGAGATTAAAAAGCCCGGTAAAGATGAATTTATTCGTGCTGCAAGTAAAGTAAGTGGTGTTTCTAAGAAGATTATTGAAGAAGTATATGATAAAGGTTTAGCTGCTGCAGCAACAAGTGGACATAGACCGGGACAAACACCACAATCTTGGGCAAGAGCCCGTTGCTATGCCTTCTTATTTGACAGTAAGAGTGGAGCACGTAAAGCTGATAAGCACTTATGGGATAAACATTTAGAAAGTAAAAAATCTCTGTCTATAAAAGAAACTAAAGAAATATTTGTAGAAGGATTAAAAGATTAATGAGTGATTTAGAACAACAATGGGCATACTGGATATCTATTCAAAGTAAACAACAAGATAAAGTCCCACCTTCAGAATACGGTAAACGTAATAAGTCTAAATAATATAATATATAACATTGATAGGCAGTTAAGAGTTAATCCAAACTAAAAAACAAATAATAATATATATAATACCAATGATAGGCAGTTAACAATGACAACATTTCAAGACATATTAAAAAAAGCAAGGTCAGAAGCAAGACAAACTCTAAATAAATCAAAAGATGTTAGTCGTTTAGCTGACGTTCATAATTTAGATGAACAACCTATAAATACTCATAAAGAAGAAATAAATAAAACAGAAGAAAACGTCATTACTATTGGTGATGCTATTATCGAACAGTCTGCAGCTGCAATACAAAAAGTAAAGAAAAGTAAACTAAAAGGTCCTAATGGGGCAAGTAGAAGAATAGCAAAAGCTATAGCTGCTAAAAACATTAAACTATCACAATTACAAAAAGCATTTACAATTCAGCAAAGATTTGGTTATAAAAGACCTGAGTGGCACGTTGTAGGAAGTTATGCTTTAGAAGAGCTTCAAAAACTATTAGATAGTGGCAAGCCTCTCAATGAGGCGTTAAATACACAATTTGAGAGGAAAGATAAATGAGCAAACTTGACGTATTTAGTAAATTTCAGCCTCTAACTTTAAATCTTAATAAAGATGATGAGAAAGAGACTATAGATATTGAAGGCATAGCAACAACAGAACATCAAGATAGTGCAGGAGAGATTATTCTGCAAGATGGTATTGACTGGAGCTATTGTCTTAAAAATGGTGCATTTAATTACGACCACCAGAATGAACCACGTTTTATTGTAGGTGCTCCTCAATCCGTTAATAGGATTAAACATAGAGGTAAAAACGCAACATCAATTAAAGGCATTCTTTATGCTAAAAAACAAATAGTTAAAGACTTAGTCGAAAACTATAAAGCAATGAAGAGCGCAGGAGATATTAGACAATTAGGCTTTAGTATAGAAGGCCAAGTCTTAGCAAGAGATAATAAAAATCCACATATTATTACTCGTGCGAAGGTTTTAAATGTTTCATTGACACATCAACCTTGTAATACTGAAGCAACTGTAGCTTTAGTTAAATCTATTTTGACAGATATGGAGAAAACAGAAACTATGGAAAAACAATACGATGATTTGCCTATGACATATAAGCAAAGTAAAATGCTCGAAGACTATTCTGAAAAGCTTTGTGCATTACTCAAATCAATGCCAATGGATGCAGACTTACCAGAATGGGTCCAAGGAAAGATTACAAAAGCTCTTGATTACCTTCAGGCAGCATATCACTATCTTGAAGTAGAGATGCAAGAAGAGATGGATAAAGATATTGACGCACTGCGAGAAGAAGTAGTAGATGCTCCCGAAGATGTTGAGCCACCACTTTACGATAGAGATAATGATTATCCTCAATCTTTTGAGATGGAAAAGGGATATTATAAGTCTGACGAAGAGATGGATAAAATGGACAGACAACAAATGATGGAATATGCTCGTTTCTTAGAAGGTCTTAAGAAAGAGAAAATCGATTACGAAGACGGTGAAGACCCAAAGAGTAAAGCCCAAAAACTTTTAGAAATTCATCCAGAATTAGCAGACCCTGAGATTATGGCAGAAATACATAGTCAAATGGATAAAATGTCTGACCTAAGTCCTATTCAGCCTGAAAGCTTAGAAGACGATGAGCAGCCTTTAGCTTCAGAAGATATGAATATGGAGCCTATGGATAAAGAAGATATGCCTGAGGTAGAAATGCCAGAAGGACTTTCACCTGAAGAATTGAAGCAACTTATTTTGGGTATGCTTGAAATGGGATTACCTGTCGATAAAATGCAAGAATATATCAAACAATATTGTAGCTAATAGACAACCCAGATTAACTCTGTTTTTATAGAATTTAAATATATTATTAAACATATAAAAAAATATTTCTATAAAAACAGAATAATAAATAAATAAAACTTGCTTTTAATATATAAAGATAAAGTTTTCGACATCTAAACTAACAAAACATAAAAAAAATATACTTATAACTAAATAAATTAATCAGTTGCAGTATATATAATATAGGAACGCGCTAAAATTCGCTCTAATTGTTTTTCTATTGTCAAGTAAGGTATATTTGTATATATTGCACAAACAATAGCAACAAGCAAAGCCTATGCAAACGGCATCAAATAAGATTATAAATTCTATAGGAGAAAACACAATGTCAGAAACTAATAATAATGTTGAGACAATCCTTACTGAGATTAAGGAAACTCTCGAAATTGAAAATAAAGTTTCAACAGAGCTTGCTAAGTCAGCAGACGCCTTAGTAGCCGAGCATACGGCTAAGTTTGAAGGTCTAAGCAAATCTGTAGATGAACTTTCAGCAAAACTTGACAGCATCCTTAACGCAGTAGCTGCTCTTAACATCCCTTCACAAGAGGATATTGAGAAAGCAATTGAAGTTAAAGCTGAAGAGATTACGAAAAACGTTGAAGAAAAAACTGAAGAGCTTAATAAAAAGGTAGAAGACCTTGAGAATGAGCCAGTAGTTAAATCAGCAACTGTAGTCGTAGAAGAAGAAGTTAGCGTAGAAGCTCCAGAAGCTGCTGCTCCAACTCGCACCGAATTAATTAACAAAGCTATGGCAGAGCTATCTTCTGCCTCTTTCGAAAGAAAAGCCCAACTCTTTAAAGCGATTAGTCGTCTTGAGGCGGGTGTAGATATTGATAAAGTAAATTTTTAAGGAGAATACATAATGTTACCTAATATCAATGAAAACGTTACTATTAACGAACTTACCCGTCTAAATGATACTCTTCGCAAAAGCAGCGAAGTAGGTTATCAGAGCAACACTATGGGCGCAGGCTCACTTTCACCTATCGTCCCTCAGTCAATTGAAGGAACTTTAGCTTCTGCTGCTCACACTATGCGCGATTTGGCTCTATGGCCAATGCTTCCTAAGGTCCAAGCAACTAACACTCTTCACGAGTATGCAGTTATTCGCGACCACGGTGAAGACCTCGACCCATTCATCAGCGAAGGTGGCGGTAGTGAGTTTGGTGCATCAGCATCACAATACGAGAGAAAATCTGTAAAGATTAAATATATGGCAGAAAAACGCAGCATCTCTGACGTTGCAAGCCTTGTAGGTATTGTTGGTCCTAACGCAGACGCTCTTGCTGAAGAGACTGAGCGCGGCACAATGAGCCTTCTTCGTAAAATGGAGGTTCAACTTTTCCACGGTGATGAAGACGTAAATGTTAATGCATTTGACGGTGTTCTTAAGCAAATTGAGCGTGGCGATAGCGGTCGACGTAATCCATTCCGTTTTGGCCGTGATTTCTCTGACAACCAAGAGGACCTAGGCGGTTCTGCTTTAACTGGTGAGAAGCTTCACGAAGTTCTTGGTGAGCTTTACTCTGCTCCTCGTTTTGGACAGCCTGACGCAATCTTTATGTCTCCTAAGGCATACAGCAAGCTTATCAGCGATAGTGCACAGAATGGTCGCCACGACTCAATGATTATGGTTAATCAAGGAGACCAAGGCGTTCACACTATTGGTGCTGGACCTCGCATCCACGTTATGGGACCTATGGGACCCGTACCTGTAGTTGCTGCTCCATTTATCAGCCGTCGTCTTGCTCCACCTTCAGTTAAATCTGCAAGCTCTGACCTTACTCTCCAAAACGGCGCTGCACGTTTCACTTCACAAGGTGTTGATACAGATGTAAATTATCGCGCTGCTGTTACTGCATTAAATGCTGACCTTGATACTTCAGTAGGTTGGGACCCAACTGGTAATGGCGACCACCAAGGTGATTATCGCTATGTATTCGTAATGGTTAATAAGAAAGGTTATTCTGACCCTATTCTTTCTGACGCTGTTGATGCACACGACGGTCAAATTCCTAAGTTCAACCTCGCTGCTCAAACTGCAGGTGATGCTCCTCTTTACGTTCGTATCTATCGTTGCAAAGGCGACCTTAGTGATGCACAGTGTCTTCGTAAAGCACAGCTCATCGGTGAAGTTAAGGCTGATGAGATTATTGGTGCTGATTGGTTTGACGCAGGATTTGAGCAAAATGATTGCGACAGCGTTCTCATTACTCAGCTCGACCAAGGTGTTATCGAGTTTGCACGTCTTCTCGACTTCATCCGTCGTCCTCTTGCAGAAGTTGGCGCTGCTAAGCAATTCCTTCTTATGCTCTTCGGTGCTCCATCAGTTAAGGTGCCTAAGAAGAACTTCGTTCTTAGAAACGCAGCTTCTAAATAATCTTTAATTAGGATTTAGAAAAACTGGGAGAGGCACTATTAGTCTTTCAAAAAATCAGAAGTTCGATATATTCAGATTTTTTAACCTCTCGAAATGGCTCTTGCTCTCCCAGTCAGATTAGAGAGGTTTTTTTTCATACGCAGATTAGACGTAGTTAAAAAGAAACTTAGATTTATTATAATACCATAGATAATCAAAGAAAGTTTCACCGACATCAAACAGATAACTCATAAGGACAACAAATATGGCATTAGTATTAAGAGACATTATTACAGCAGACCTATTAAAAAAGACAATGCTTACAGGTGTTGACCTAACAGACGACGCTGGTAATGCATATCCTGATGAGCTTTTTGAAGAAGCTATAGAACAAGCAATAAGTTTAATAGAAGAAGAATTAGAAATAACAATAGACCCATTTACAGTCAATAACGAAAGACACGATTTATATAACGACCAAAGAAATGCTTGGTATGGACAACAATTAGATAGAAGGCCACTTAAAGAAGTTAAAGATTTAACAATTTCATATGGCAAATATACACCAGTTCAAATACCAGACGCTTGGCTTAATATAACATCCCCAGAAACATCATCTGTCAGCTTAATACCAACTGCTGAAAGTATTGGGACTTTTAGATTTAGTAATGTTTTACCTCTTTTGATTGACCCAATAGCAAATCACGGTGTATATAGCAGAGTGCCTGCATACTTTAGTTATGACTATACAGCAGGATTTACGATGTTAGAAGGCACTATTACGGTCCCACAAGGTCAAACAGAAGTTTCTGATATTTCTATTAGCGAAAACTTAATTGATAGACCAAGATTTATTTTTGAAATCACAGACGATGGCAATGGTAATCAAGCAGGTGCAACACCTCCCACTGTTAAGCCATTCGGATTATCTGATAAATCATTTAGTGTAGAGATTAGCACAGCTGGAGCACAAGGTGATGTAGTTATTAGTTATAAATTACACACAGTGCCACCTCTTATTGTTAAGGCAATACTATACACAGCTGCTATTTTACCTTTAGATACTGCAGGTGATTTACTTGCAGGAGCAGGTATAGGACAGTTTAGTGTTGCAGTTGACGGACTAAGTCAAAACATTGCAACAACATCTTCAGCAACTTCAGCAGGTTATGGCGCTAAGATTATTTCTTATAAAGACCAGCTGAAAACTGCTATGGCAACACTTAAAAAGAAATATAAAGTTTCTAAGATTGCTGCAGGCTTCTAATTATGATTTTACAAACACCACAACAAAGCTTAACAAAAACAAGAGCCGATTTTAGAATAGAAGAGTTTAGAAAGCTCATTCAACAAAAAGGCATTAGACTTCAATGGGAGCAAACCGTTTCTTGTCCTTGTTTTCTTAAGTCTTCAACAAGTGTTGGTATGAATTTAATAGAAGTTCAAGATATTGATGCTAATGAAGCAGGTCCTAATCCAAACTGTCCAGCTTGTAAAGGGACAGGGCAGATAAGACATTCAGCACAAGAAATCAAAGCAATAATGACATCATCAGCAGGCGAAGAAACAGTAGAAAAATTCGGTCTGCACAGAAAAGAAAGATGTAAGATTACATTAGAGCCTGAGCATTTGCCAAGCTATGGTGATAAATTTTTACTATTAGACAGTGTCTATGTTAAACGTGAAGTAGTTGATATTGTAGCACAAGGTAGTGCAACACTAAGAAATCCTCCACAAACAAGGACATTAACATTAGCCGGAGGACAAACTGATGTAAATATTTTACATATCTATCCTTCAGACGCTAATGGTATTGCTCAACTTAATGCAGAAATACCTGTAAGTGATATAACACTAAACGGCGATACAATAACGTTTAATAACGCAGCAAATTCACCTCCACAAGGAGCAAAGATTTCTGTATCGTATTATCATTCACCAACTTTCATTGCTGTTGGGCATCCTCATACAATAAGAGACACATTCGTAAGAACAAATCAAGTTGAAGTCCCTTCTCCTATGCCAGTTCAAGTAGAATGTATAATGGAGATTGACTAATGAGTGTTGTTGACTTACACATAACACATACTATTGCTAACGGCATTAAGTATTATGCTGATAATGAGAATGCATTCAACGAACTGTTTTATGACATTGGTGCAAACTTAAAAGCTGCTTATCACGATAAACTTTTAGCTTTAGACATAAAATATGATGTGGCGTTTCGTAAAAAGCACGATAAATTCCCATTAATAACAGTGTCTGTAGAAGAAAAGAGCAGTGATGCAATTCAACCTTTAGGTAATAGAGGCATTCAGTCAAACTTATCTCTGCTCGTTAATCAAGTATGCGATATTAATATATATGTTGACGATTTAGACAGTATTAGGATATTGCATAGACTAATTCAGGCTTCAATGTTGATTTTTAAGAAAAATTTCTTAGCTATTGGATATTTAAATATACAGTTTCAAAAAAGCACAAACTTAGAAGTTGAAGATGAGTTAATCACATCAGGCGTAGATATTTACGCTCGTTCATTGACATTTACTGCACAGAAGCAAATTAACGCCAAGCCTCCAGTAGTTGTTTGGGACGGACCTTGGGAGTTAAATCCTAACATCATCGAAAGCTAACATTATATTTATTAAATAAACAAGGAGATAATATGCCATCATCAATTACATTTAGAGGCACAAGGCTTTATGAGCCAAGCGTTGTTGTCGATGTTGTAAATACACTCGATACCAGTGGTCAGCTTGGAGCAAAAAATCTTTGTGTAGTTGGGGAGTTCCCCATACTCAAAAAAGATACACCATACAAATTCGGTCAAGGAGGCTTCGATTTAACTGAAGTTTATCCTATGGACGCGAAATTGCTAACACTTGATAAAATTTGGAGACGCTCATTAGCTGTTGCAGACGGCATTTCCAAATCTATCACTTACGTTAGTGCAGCACAAAGCACACAGGCTCAATGGGTCTTGCAAGACGCAACTGCGACGGATGCACTCACACTTAAGTCAACATATTACGGCACAAGCGGCAATGATATTAGACTTCAACTTGACGACCCTTCATCGTTGCCTGCAGAGCTTTCCGCTTCCGGACCATACTATAAACTAAGTCTTCGCGCACCCTGGCAAGACACAGATGCTGAATATGTAATCGACGGCGGTGACCAATTGCAACTTACTCTTGCAGACGGAGACCAGCTTGAGATTACAACTTCTAAGACAATGGTTTATACGCCAAGCGGTCAAGCTGCACAAACATTCATACTTTCAGATTATTCTCGTATGGATGAATTAGTTGCTGTTTTACCTGCTGCTTTAGCTGGTATCGCTTTATCATTTAGCGTCCCATCAAAGCTCGACGTATTAGATTATACATCAGTGGGACAAAACACTATCGCATTACACGCACATACTGCAGAACTTATCGATACTATCGAGTCTTTCTCAAGCCTTCCATTTGATGTTGAGCTTGCTGATGGATATAGATTACTTCCAGACTTTGTATATACTGGTCCATCAACTGCTGCAGTTAACGGTGGAGCTCCAACAGATGCACAGTATTCTGCTGCTTTTGCTTCTGTTGAGAATAAAGACATTACAACAATCACAGTTTTCTCAACAGACCAGGACCATCACGACCTTCTTAAAGGACACTTAGACCTTGCATACATTGCAGGTCGTGAGAGAAATGCTTGGGTCGGTGCACCTTCACAAACAAGTCTTGCTGATATTTACAGTGGATACGTTTTAAAGATGAACGACTTTAGAATATCAGTTGTTGGTCAAGACATTACTTTTGCAGACCATAAAGGCGCACGTAGAGATGAAGGACCTGAGTATTTAGCATTTATGTTGATGTGTGCTCAAGGTGCATTGCCTCCTGCAGAGCCACTAACTCGTAAAGCACTTAACATCTTTGATACAAAAGAAAACTGGGATAGAGAGCGTGCCAGCAATAGCGTTGCTCAAAAGAGTATCGTTGCTGTTAAACTTGGGTCAAGCAATGAACTTGAGGTTATTCGCTCACTAACATCTTGGCGTAAAGATGACCTTTCAGTTAATACTGAAGTATCTTGTAGAGAAAGTATTGACGTATGTGTAAGAGAACTTCGTAAATTTTTAACATCCGAGCTTGGCTCACGTATTACTAATTCAACTGGTAATAGAGTATCAGCGCTTGCTAAGCAGCGTTTAACTCAACTTCGTGATTTAGGTGCTATCCAAGACTTTAGAAATATTCAACTCCGACGTGAGGCTGATACTATTTTTATTGACTTTGACGTTGCACTTATCGAGCCACTCAACTTCATTCGCATTACTGCTAATATCGTAGCAGGCCAATAAGGAGATAAACAATGGCAAACATAATTACAGGAGCTAAAGCAATAGTTAAGGTCGACGGCAAAGTATGTGGATATGCAACAGGCATTTCTATACAAGAAAGTCAGCTTAATGGACGTGTAGAGAGTTTAGGTTTTATTGATAGTCGAGAGATTACACCTATTTCACGCATCGTTACAGCAACTATTAACTTTATACGTATTTTTAAAACTAATTCTAACAACGGACTTGTTGAGGCCGAAGAAGTAGATGAAAGCTCAATGATTACAACTGAGCAAGTTGCTGAAGGACAAAATCCAACAGCTTCTGCAAGAACTGACAATGCACTTTCATCTTCAGCATTCGACTTAGAGATTTACGACAGTGCTGCACCAGGCGAAGCTGACGGCAGTATTCAAGATGAAGACCGTAAGATTTATACAGTTGTGGGATGTCGTCCATCATCACAAAGCATCGTTGTTGACCGTGGCTCACTTATGGGTGTGCAGGTCTCTGTTGACGCACTCTATCTTATCAGACACCCTGATGGCATAGAAGCATAATATAAAGAAACGACGTTTATCTCTGTTTATATATTTACGAAATCACCTATAAATATATACTTAAATACCGGCTAAGTTGCTGCACGTTATTCTGTGTATCAATTTAATCGGTATTTTTTTATTTAATAAAAGTAATAAAAGTATTCGTTGCGACATCAAAAACATACAACTTATTAAGTCAAATCCACAATATTGTAATAAACATAGCAAATAAAATAAAAAAAACGCGATTTGACATATAATTATATATAGTAATATAAAATCTGGGAGTAGCAAAATGGATTTAAATAAACTTAAAGAAGAAGTAGACAGTGCAGAAGCACCGAGCATTACTGAAATTAAAAAGCAAAAGAAAACATCACAAATCAGCGAAGAAGACAATACTTTTGAGCCAAGAGTAAAAGAGTTTCCTCTTGAATATATGCTTGATGATGGCACAATAAAGAAATGTAAACTTATTTCTAAAGTTATGAACAGTAAGTCTCGTTTAGAGTATGAAAGAGTATTATCAGCTCTATCTGATGGTGTTTATTTTGATAGATTACCTTATGAGACTAAAAATAGACATTTATGCGTTGCGCGTATTGTTTGTCAGCTCGACGCACCACCAAGTTGGGTATTAGAAGCAGCAGGAGAAGACTTAGAGTTTTGTTTTGAGTTAGGAGGGAGGCTTCTTCAGCACGAAGGCGCATTTTTTCGAAACAATAGTCCCGAGGATGAAGAAACAGAGAGCAAACCCCGCTTTCGTTTTGGTAAGGACTAAACTCGAACACTCAGCTTTGCCTGTATTAGATACAGAAAATATCACTTGTTGGGAGAATTTAGAGTTCTCTTTACTGTCTTTAGAGAACGAGCAATTTGACATATTATGGAGAGACTTTAAAAGTAAATCCAAAGAACAACTTAAAAAGAAAGAAATCATTAAACTTAAAGCTGCACCTAAGAAAACTTCAGACGAAGAGAATATTGACATTGAAAGTATCAAAGATGAAATTGTTGCTGAACAATCAATATTTGAAATGGAGAAAGCTTTCGCAGAAGGTGATAACAGTTCATTAATGGATATGCTAAAGAAATACCAATAGGAGTTATTATATGGATGCCTTGTCATTATTAGGGAGTGCAAATAAAAACGCTGCACCCCAAGGAGCATTAGACGCTCTATCAGCCTTTGGTCAAGCAGGGCCTAAGATGCCTGACTTTAGTGGTGCTCAATTTGGAGGTCAAAATAATCTGGCAGCCGCAGGTGCGACTAATCCATTCGCTATGAGTGGTGCTGCAGGTGCTGCTGCTTCTAAATTACCTATGATGTCCGGCCCTGGTGGAGGCCAAAGTGGCGGAGGGATGGCAGGTCTTAGTAGCTCTATAAATAAACTTATTGCAAGCAACAATAAACTTGTAGGTGCATTAAATAAATTAGCAGCAGCTATGGGCAAAAGTGGAGGTGGATTTGGTATGGGCTCTATGGGTGGCGGAGCCGGTGGCGGAGACCCAATGGGTATATTCGAGCAGTTAAACCTTCAGAAAGACCCTAAAATACGTGGAGGAGGCGGAGGCCGCGGTGGTGGAGGTGATGACGGAGATTTCCCAGATGACCCAAATTCAGGTTCAAAAATGTCGCAGCCTATAGTGGGTGGATTAATGTTGGGTTTAGGTCTTGGTGCTAAACACATCCCAGACTTTAAAATACCTAATCCATTACACAGATTTGGAGGACCTAAAAACTTATTTGAGTTTAAAATACCTAAGGCTGTTAGAGAATTAGGTGGTATTTCATCAACAATTGGTAAACACCTTTTAGGCATCGGTCAAATAGGTGCTGGGACAACTGTTAGTGGCATTTTTAGTAATCTTCCTTTTGGACTTGGCGCTGAAAAGGCACAGGATGCTGCTGTTTTAGAACATAGAGCAAGTCAAATGGCTGGCCTTGAAAGAATGGCTTTTAGAACAAGTGCTTCTATTGGTGGCGGCTTTGGTGGAGTTGCAAATATGGTCGCGACTGCAAATGGTGGGGGGATGGCAGCGAAATATGGATATTCACCTGAAATGGCTATGGAGAACATCTTAGACGTATATACAACAGGTGGATTTAGGACTAATAGAATAGGTGGCACTGGACGTGATGCTTTAGAGAAAAGCTTTACAGTTGGTGATATTTTTAAATTTAAAAACGTAGGTTTTGGCTCAACTGTTTTAGGTGGCATACAAGAAATGCAGATGAGGGGTAGTGGAGCTCGAGGATTAATAGGTGGTGCCATAAGTAATATTGCTAACTTTGGTGCAGGTAATCAATTAGGTGCTCGAGGTATGAACGTTCTTACAGAAAGTATGAAAGCTTTAGGACAACAAGCAAATATGTTTGGTATGACAGGAGGTCGTAGAAGATTATTCGAAGAAGCTATGGGATTTGAAAATCAAGATGGCAATCCCACATCCTTTAAAGGTTTTCAGAATGCAATAAACAGGTCATTTATGACACATCAGCAAATGTTTGAAGGCACTTCTGGTCAAATGGGTAGAATGTTTGGAGGTATGGCTGATAATCTTGGGTTTGCTATGGATGTTAGAGCTGCAAGACAAAACTTAGGTGCTGGAGCAAGTGGTGTTCAAATAATGAGAGAAGCTAATAGACTTAGCAGAGCTCGCACACCACAACAAAAAGTCCAGCAAATGAGAGAAGCAGGTATGTCTGAGGATGTCATACAAGCAAGATTGTTAGGTGAGGGATTAGATGAAGCACAAATTCAGTTTGCTTTAGACGATACACAAGCAGCAGGTAGTGCCAGAATAACATCAGATATTATAGCAGGTAGAGCTGCTGTAAGAAAAGGTGGCCCTGGTTCAAAAATGAAAATCACGTCAAAGCAAGCTGCGGGACAGTTTGAAAGAGTTAAGCAAACATATGACAATATAGACAAAGTTACAACTCTTGTTGACTCGAACAATGCTCTTCAAAAACAATTATTTGACAATGCTGAGCTTCAAAAAGCACATACAAACGCAGTATTATCTTTAAATACAGTTTTTGAGCAGACCTCAGGTGATTTAGTTAAAACGATGAACGAGTTAATAAAAGCAATTAATAAGAAATTGCCTAAAGGTAAACAAATACCATCAATTTAAGGGAGAGAATAAATGGCAACACAAAATCAACCATCATCAGGAGGTAGCGGAGGCAGCACTGCTGTTTTTACTGTTACTCATCGAAATGGCGAACCTGTTACACCTGTAGATGAACAAGGCACACTTCCAGCAAGTCAAAGACAACCTTTTCCAGTAGCAGATGCTGCTAAACTTAGAGATAAGCAAGGTGGTAAACACGGACAAAGTATTGTTACACTTATTCAATGGATGGTGCAGAAAGTTAAAGAATACTTAAAAGTAGATAAAACAGATTTTGGTGCTAAGTTTTCTGTAATGTATCATAATCACGATATTCCTATTCCGCTCCCTTTAACACCTTTTATAACAAATCTATCAGTAAATGAAATCATTGATGCTCCATATACAACAGCAACAATAAATCTTAAATTACCTTTTGAGCATATTCAAGTTTTATTTAAAAACGGTGGAGGCAGATTAGATACTGGTGGATTTATTTCTATCAGACAAAAAAGTGCTCCAACGTCTAATAATAAAATAGATGACCCACTTTTACGCAGTGAGCACTTTTTAACACATTTACTTGTTATTACAAATATTAGTTATTCCTTAACAACAGATACAAATACGGGACTGATAATGACTAATTTGACACTTGCTTGTGGCTCATTTATTTCGCCACTAATAACAGGTCAATATGTTGTTTCACCCACAGTCCATAAATCATTAGGACCTG